AATTAACTTAACTTAACTATTCGCAGGGGTTGCGCGGTCTAAAGTCTTTTGCTGTAGGTCTTTTTATTCAATCAGTACGTGGAGAAACAACAATGAGTAAGCTAGAGTTTTATGTAGAGTTGGTTACAGCGTGGAGTAGACAGCGCGGTATCCTAGAGAACGGTAAAGTAACGACACAGACTCTGAAGCTAGTGAGTGAGATAGGTGAGCTGGCAGACAACGTAGCTAAGGGTAATGATGTCACAGATGACATAGGTGATTGCCTGGTAGTACTGAACAACATAGCTATTATGTCTGGAACCTCTCTAGATACTTGCTTGAAACACGCTTACAACGACATCAAAGATAGGAAGGGTTACTTAAACGCTGAAGGTGTGTTCATTAAGGAAGAAAGACTATGATCAGCTACAGAGATATGACGTTCTGTCCCTTCTGGAAGGATTGCAAGAGTGCTCACATGTGTCATCGACCTCTAACGCATGAAGTGAATCTGAAGGCTAAAGAGTTTGGACTACCTGTGTCAGTGTTTGCGTCTAAGCCTGAGTGCTGGAGTTTGAAAGTACCTACTGACTCACAAGAGGCTACAACGTGCCACTAAAGGATCACTACAGGGAACACTACGGTATAGATCGTGGTGGCCTTAAAGGTAAGAAGGCTGACTACACTCGCTGCTGTCATGCAACAAAGATGGTTCAGGATGTTGTGCAGTGCAGAGGTAAGAACGGTAACGGCCCTGACGGTGCTTATTGCAAGACACACGCTCGAGAGATTGAGATACTTGAGAACATCAAACACAAAGACAGGTTGTACTTGCCTGTGAACACTGGAGGTTTTTAATGAAACACTTAGTAGTGCCAGACACGCAGGTGAAGCCAGGACAAGACTTACGCAGGTTCCACTGGCTAGGTAAGTACGCTGTAGAGAAGAAGCCTGATGTCATCATCTTCATTGGCGATCACTGGGACATGCCTTCACTGTCCAGCTACGATGTAGGTAAGAAGAGCTTTGAAGGTAGACGATATGTGCATGACATTGACATAGGCAATCACGCTATGGATATATTCATGGAGTATGTTAACGGTGAGATCAACAGGTTAAGAAATAACAAGCAGAAGCTCTGGAGACCTCGGTTGGTGTTTACATTAGGTAATCATGAGCAGAGGATAGAGAGGGCAATAGAGTCAGATGCAAAGCTGGAGGGATTGATTAGCTTTGATGACTTCTGCCTAGAAGACTATGACTTTGAAGTAATACCATTCCTACAGCCAATCGTTATAGACGGTATAGCCTACTGCCACTACTTCACCAGCGGTGTCATGGGTAGACCAGTTGGTAACGCAAAGCTGTTGATGACTAAGAAGATGATGTCGTGTGTACAAGGTCATGTACAGGATAGAGACATTGCTTACGGTAGACGCGGTGACGGTGTTAGAGTCACAACAATGTTTGCAGGGATATTCTATGAACATGATGAAGACTATTTAACTCCACAGACTAACGGCTCATGGGCTGGTGTGTGGATGCTGAATGAGGTCAGTGATGGTAGTTTTGACGAGTTGCCTGTGTCGATAAACTTCCTAAGAAGAAAGTACGGAGACTTAAATGTCACTGACGTTCAATGATATAAAGCACAAGCTACGCCTCCTGGATGAGATTACATTGATGGAGGTGCTAGAGATAAGCAGCGAAGACATTGTAGACAAGTTTGAAGACAGGATAGAGATGAGGTTAGACTATTTAACTGATGAGCTTGAGGAGGTGTGATGTGCGAGATTCAGTATTGATTAAATCCTGCAAAGATAGTCAACTATGGTATAAAGATTACATCGGCTGTTTGTTTGAAGTGATAGAGTATGACGCACTGACGAAGATGTATTGGGTGATGGCGGTAACAGGACGAAACATAATATACGAAGAAGATTGTGACACTTGGGAGCTGGCAGTAATGGCAAAGGTTCAGTCAGAGTACACCGACCCAGTAGAGCGACCCAGTCACTACGTAGCCGGTGAGATAGAATGTATTGACGCAATCCAAGCAGCAACAACGCAAGAGGAGTTTGAAGGTTTTCTGAGAGGTAACGTGCTGAAGTATCTCTGGCGCTGCAACCTCAAGTCTAACAAGACTGAAGACCTCAACAAAGCTCGCTGGTATCTAAACAGATTGATAGAGGAAACAGAACAATGAACCCAGATAAAATGATTGAAGCAAGTGACGCTATTGTAGACCTCTTACAAGAAAAAGTAGGGAACTTGGAACAGCTTGATAACATGATGGGAGCCATCGCTTTGTTAGAGATAGTTAAACACAGTATGATTGCAGCAGCTGCGCGATGAGGGAAGTAACAATGATGGACAGTTATTCAACGTATATACACCGCAGTCGATATGCTCGTTACATACCAGAGCTTGAGCGTAGAGAGACTTGGGAAGAGACAGTAGATAGATACATCAGCTTCTTTGGTAGCAAAGCTCCACAGATACCTGGTGAAGTCTTTGAGGAGTGTCGTCAAGCTATCCTCAACTTAGAAGTAATGCCTTCTATGAGAGCGCTTATGACGGCTGGTAAAGCTCTTGAGAAGGATAACATTGCAGGCTTTAACTGTAGCTACCTTGCTGTAGATCACCCTAGAGCATTCGATGAGATGATGTATATTCTCATGTGTGGTACAGGTGTAGGCTTCTCTGTAGAGAGACAATACATAGCACATTTACCAGAGGTGTCGGAGGAGTTCCATGCTACAGATACTGTCATTGGGGTTGCAGATAGCAAAGTTGGATGGGCCTCATCGTTCAGAGAACTTATATCGTTGCTCTATGCAGGTAAAGTACCAAAATGGGACTTGTCAGCAATACGACCATCAGGAGCACCCCTTAAGACTTTCGGAGGTAGAGCTTCTGGCCCAGCACCTCTTGAAGACCTTTTCCGCTTCTGCGTTGAAGTATTCAGAGGAGCGAAGGGACGTAGGCTCAATTCACTAGAGTGTCACGACATCTGCTGCAAGATTGCTGACATCGTTGTTGTAGGCGGTGTACGTAGGTCAGCATTGATTAGCCTGTCTAACCTCTCTGATGATCGTATCAGGCGTTGTAAGCAGGGTGAGTGGTGGATGACTGCACCGCACAGAGCGTTATCAAACAACAGCGCAAGCTACACAGAGAAGCCAGACTTTGAAGCCTTCTTAAACGAGTGGCAGGAGATGTACAAGTCTAAGGCTGGAGAGCGTGGTCTGTTCTCGCGAGTGGCTAGTCAGAAGCAGGCTGCTAAGAATGGACGTAGAGACGCTACTAAAGAGTTTGGTACGAACCCTTGCTCTGAGATTATCTTGCGTCCTGCACAGCTGTGTAACCTGTCAGAGGTTGTGGTACGTCCTGATGACACCCCAGAGTCTTTGATGCGGAAGGTACGCATTGCAACAATCTTAGGTACGTTACAGGCTACGTTAACCAACTTCCGTTATGTGCGTAGCATCTGGCGTAAGAACACTGAAGAGGAACGATTGCTGGGTGTATCTCTGACGGGTATTATGGATAACGTCCTGCTCAGTGGTAGAGGTAACAAAGAAGACTTAAAGAGTTTGCTTGAGCGTATGAAGCTCTGCTCTGTAGAGGTTAACAAGGAATATGCTGAGATGCTTGGTATCAATCAATCTACAGCAATCACTTGCATCAAACCGTCCGGTACAGTCAGCCAGTTGGTTGACAGCGCCAGCGGCATCCACCCACGATACAGCAGCTATTACATACGCAGGGTACGAGCAGACTCTACAGACCCTCTGTGTGACATCCTGAAGGACGCTGGAGTGCCGTGGGAGGCTGATGTGATGTCTAAGAATGCTCTGGTATTCTCCTTCCCTAAGAAGGCTCCAGAGGACGCTGTAGTGGCTTCTGAGATGTCTGCTAAAGAGCAGCTAGAGTTGTGGGAGATTTACCAGGATCATTGGTGTGAGCATAAGCCCTCAATGACATGCTACTACAGGGATACAGAGTTTCTAGAGATTGGGCAGTGGGTGTATAACAAGTTTGATAAGATCAGCGGTATCAGCTTTCTACCGTATAGCGATCACGTATACAAGCAAGCACCGTATGAGCCTATAACGAAGGAAGAGTATGAAGCAACTGCTAAGAACTTCCCTACGCAGTTTAACTGGGACTTGAAAGAGCAGCGAGACAACACTGAGGGTGTGCAGACGCTGGCGTGTGTTGCAGGAGCTTGTGAAATCTAACGAGGGTATAAATATGAGTGGAGGACATTTCGATTACAAGCATTATCATATTGGAGAGATTGCTGACGCTATAGAGCTGCTGATTGAGGACAACCTACATAAAGATGAATACGGTTACTGTAGGAACTACTCTGAAAAGACACTAGATACGTTCGTAGAGGCTGTTAAAGCTCTACGCATTGCTGAGGTGTATGCACACAGGGTGGACTGGTTAGTCTCTTGTGACGATAATGAAGAGGACTTCCACTATCGTTTGCAGCTTGATTTGAGGGAAGTAGTTTAAATGAAAGAGGCGGTGTAGGTCTGTTGAGTCTACGCCGCCTCTCCTGTTTATTACGCATTAGGATGTTGCATAATTCGCAACAACTACTTAGCCTTCTTAGCTTTAGTGCTTAACTCCCGCTGCCATTATCGCTTATCCTATAAAGACCTTTCATAGTTATCTCCTAAGCCTTTGATACTACTACCATTTTGTGACGGAACTCCACCAGGCTGCCGACATCTTACCTTTAGCGATGTTAGCAGCGTGTCTTGCCTTAAACGACTCTCTCCTAGCTTTATCGGCCTTTGACTCACCTTCACGCTTAGGAGAGCCACTGACGTTTTGCTGCCCAAATCTGATCGTTCGGGTCTCGTCACCCTCTTTAGCCACTACTACATGAGACTTTGTAGGGTGATTGGGAGTTCTCTTGGGTTTGTTATAGCCGCTAACTCCCGCGTTCTCCAGCTTGCTATCCTTCTTCTTAGTCATTAGGCATCTCCAGAGCAACACAGGTACATAGCTTCTTCATGCTCAAACCCTGCTTTGATGTGAGCGTCATACATAGCTCTGTGTAGCTTGGCTAAGTAGGCCGCTGTCTCTCTAATCTGCTTATCTTCTTTAGATTCTATGGCGACTATGTTGTCTGTCATTGCTGCTCCTTAATAGCCTGTGTAGCCCATGTCCCGTATGTCATTTCTATCTGCTTCTGGCAAAGCCTCTAACACTTTAACAGCTTGTGCTGCTATGAATGAAGGACTTGTAACAGCTCCTCTATTAACACCAGATGCTAACAGGATTAATCTCCTGGTTGCTTCAGGGTTTGTAGCCACCTTAGCCAGAACATAAGGAATACCAAAGATACCTACAGCGCCCAGCATAGCCCCTTCTGGCCCCATAGCGGCGTAGCCAGCAGTACCTGCCAAGCCCCCGAGAACAGAAGCACTACCGAGTGCAGTTGAAATCTCTCTACCACGTACACTTAAACTAAGGAAGTCTTGGGAAACATTTTTAGAGGAGTTTTCTAACGCACTGACCAAACCTTTAAAGTTGTTGTAGTTGCCACCAAGTACTGTTCTATACAACATGGCCGTACTAGGCTCATTTAGTTCATCAATAATTCCTCTTATTTTGTAGATGTCTAGAGTTCCATTAGCATTAGCAGCAAATGTATTAGCTAAGTAAGACTGTGATATTAATGCTCTAGCTCTTTCAGGAGTTGTAATGTCTCCTAGTATTTGACCACCTGAGCGTTTGACCTGTGCAAACGCAGTATCAATGCTATTCATTACAGCATTTAACTTTGATGCGTCACTTGATGTGGTCATCATTCTACCGAGCTGGGAGTAAGCACCTATTTCACCGGCCCTAACTAAGTTGGATTCCACAAGAGGAGGATACAGGTTATTTAATGTTTCTCCATATTGCTTATTTAAAGCTCTATAAGCAGCGGCAGCAGCTGGATTTATCTTTTCCATTGTGTCTGCAATAGAGGCTTTTATTTGGTTTTCAATCATTGACAACTCTCTATAGGCTGTAGCGTCGCCCATAGGATTGTTAATACTAGGTCTTAAATTACTAATCTCTAGAGTTAGTCTTTGTTGATATTCTATCAAGTCAGACATGCCTGCATTTTTACTTCCCCTGAACGGGTTATTTGTAGCAGGGTTTATAAGAACGCTTTCATAGCCCAAATCCTTTTGAGCTTTCTTGAGCATGTTTTTAGTATTGTCAGAAAGATTAACAATAAGTCTGTTAGTGCTGTCTGTAAAAATGTTGTCAATAGTTTTAGATATACCGTCAACAGGAACTAGGTTATTGCCTGCTTCTCTTTTTATAGCGTCTAAAGAAGTTCTAAAATATGCTTTTAAGTCTGTTTCAGCTGAACCCACTATCTGTGATATTGCAGCACCTACACCTTCTTGTGAACGTGCAAGAGCAGGGTCTACGCCTCTTATCATTTGATTAAAAGAATCAGAGATAATTCTTGCGTTGTTCTCTATAACCCCTTGCATTTGATTACTGGAAAAGGAGCCTACGTTAGCTAAGGATTCACCAATAGCGCCTAAGCGTCCTTGCATACCTGTCTGAGAAGGAAACAAAGTACCTCCTCTTTCCATCAAGAAATCTTGAGTCTGTAAGAGAGACTGAGGACTCCTTGCGGGTAAGTCACTCATCTGCACCTGATTCATTGTCGGAGGTGTAGGCGCTGTGTTTCTAAAGATGTTTAATAAAGACGAAGAGTCCATATGAAAAGCATCTTTAAGCAGTTTAAAACCCTTAAACACACCAGCAGTGCCTAGATCAATAGCTCCTGAGATAGAAGCCTCTCTTGCTGCTCCTCCTCTTCCAAAGCCTAAGTTTAAACCTCTACCAGCTACAACATCTTCTATAACTTCACCAGCATATGTTCCAACCGCACCTCCTACAGTTCCTCCTACCATCATGCCTGGAGGCCCAAAAGCACTGCCTAAAGCTGTGCCTACAACAGCGCCTGTAATGCCTGTGCCAGTGTCCAGCATTTCACCTGCGCCGAGGTTTGTTTTGCCATCATTAATAATAGCCATACCCTGTGGAGATATGCTCTCGTAGGTGTTATTCGCTATTGCTGACAAATCAGCAGTTGATAACCTGTCGATAAACGAATCAGGCACACCAGTTAAAATATGAGTATTTTCAGCCATTGTTAATTACGCCCCTGTGTAGCTGCTGCACGTGTAGCTTCTCTATCAGCATCTGGGTTGAATTTAAAGCCATATTTGCTTTCAATATTCTCTCGGTATCCTGGAGCGTTTCTTTGTTCTTCCCACGCCCTTGACAGCCCTGCTGGGTTTTGGTTTTTGTTCAAATAGTCTGCTTTAAATAGATTATACTCAGCAGCCATTGCAGCCATCTTAGCCTGACCTCTGAGCCAACTATTTATTAATTCAGGATCATTAAACTCATCAGGTGTTGTGCTTCTTGCCAATGCTACGTCTGCGTCACTGGAAGAGCCTGATGGAAGATTCGCTAAAACAAATGTGTTTTGAATTGCACGAAGCTCTAGACGCATAGCGTCAGCATCACTGCTGTTTCCTGTGAAAGTTCTCCACAAAGCACCCATACGCGCAGACGAGCCTGAACCCATTGCTGTATCAAACTGTGTAGAAAGACTCAACATTCTACCGGCTTGTGAGCTTGAAGTTGTAGCTGCTTCTTCAGCTTGTAGGATTGCTGGTGTCAGTGCAGCAGTAGAAGTTCCTGATCTTGCAGGCTGTAATAGCCTAATAGTATCTGCCTTCTCTAAAGAAGTTACAGCAGTATCCTGAGCAGCTAACCATGTAGAAATAGACTCAGGAGTGTAATTACCCCACGGCAGGTCTTCAATAATTGCTGAAAAAGCGTCAGTACCTGTTTCAGCCGCTGTAGGTGCTTTAATCCAGAAGTCTGGTTCTCCTTGCTTACCTCCTCTAACCCAACTGTTGTAGGCTGTAACGTCCATTGCCAGATCAGAACTTAGTATCTTAACAGAATTACTAGGGTCTGATGATGACTGTAGTTGCAAGACACTAAGGGCTGTGTTTTGATCAACAGGTGTTGTTGCTTGATTAAATAGCGTCAGAGCCTGCGCTATGCTTTCTGGTGTAAACTTAGCAGGGTCTAAGTCGGATAGAATTGTCTCAGCAAGGTTTGTAGGTGCTTTTGGTACTGTCAGCCAGGTATCACTTTCACCACGCCGAGCTGCTGATGCGTTGTATGCTACGCCTCCAAAAGTAACAATTTCATCATTACCATAAGCTATCTTGTAGATTTCTTCAGGGTTTTGATCAAACAAACCTGATAAAGCTGCTCTGCTTAAATTTGCTTTCATTTGTGCAGGTATAGTAGGACTGCTATTAATGATAGCAACATTAGATGCTCTCAAAGCCTCTGATTCTCTTTGCTCTCTTTGCTGTTTTTGTATCTCAGATTCATAAGTACCTGCTGCACGTGCTTCCTGTGCTTCTGCTAATCTACGGGCTTGCAGATTAGTTGCCTGTGTTTCGCCAAACTGTGCAACATCCAGTTGATAATTCATAGACTGAAGTGTATTCTCAAACTCTTGTTGTTGAGCCTGAGCAGCGGCTGCTTGTTGTTGCTGCTGTTCTGCCATCATTTGCTGTTGAAGTTGTGCAGCTTGAGCGCCATAGCCTTGATTACGCAGTGCTGTTATCAACGCCTGTTGACCCTCTGGTGTAGCTGTATCAGCCTCTGACAGCATCCCTTGTATTCTTTCAGACTCTGTACGAATGTCTTGACCGAACAAGCCTCCAAAGCCCCTCCTAATCATATCTTCAATCATAGGCGCACTTTGTGCTTGTGCAGATATCAAAGGAGCTAACAACTGACCACCGCCTGACAAGCCTCTTGTAGCTAACTCAGCTCTGGTTAACCCTTCATTCCTAAGCTGCATAGCACGTTGTTCAGGTGTCTGTAGAATATCTGCAAATAAACTCTGTATATTTGTTAACATATTTACCTCTTAACTACGGCTTAATAAATTTACCGAACAAACCACCTAAGGCTCTATCAATAGCACTTTGCTGTGTTGTATTGCCTGCCGCATCGGTTTTAGGAGATGATAAGCTATTTATCAAAGTTATTAATGCGTTGCTACGTACTCCTGCTGCTGTGTTAGCTCCTCCAAACCTTGCTTCAATACCTGTCTGACCTAACAAACCTTGTGCTTGTATACCAGCTCTCTGACCTGCACCGGCTATGTCAGCCATGTTAATAGCAGGTGCTAGAGAATCTATTGCTTGTTGCTGCGGCATGTAACCGAGCTTGAATAAACTACTACCAATATCAGCATTCTGAGCTTGTTCAACTAGTGATTGATTCATAGCACCAAAAATGTCAGTGCTACGTTGCTCTTCAATAGCTTTAGCCCTTGCAAGCTGCTCTGGTGTACCGCCATACATTGCTGTACTAACACCACCTCTACCTTGATTGTACAGCCTATTCTCCAGAGCTAATGCTTCTCTCTCTTGTCCTGGAGATACCATAGCTTGAAGACGGTTAAATATCTGCTGTTCTCGCGTTGTATTATCTTGTGTAGCACTCTGCAACAAACCAGCAGATGTTCTAAACAACTCATCTTGATAAAACTTTTGCTCAGGGGTAAGTTCAACAGTATAGCCACCTTTATCATCTGTAATAACTTTTGAAAGCCCTGTAGTAACAGTAAAAGGTTTAAACTTTGCTTCATTAGCTAATGTAGTTCCTAGCGTGTTAGCTGCCGTAGAAGCATCTAGACCAGCTTTTTCTATTTCTCTCGCGTAGTTCTCTGCTAGTGCTAAACCACCACCGCCTGCCACAAGATTACCAAAACCGCCCTTATCAGCTTCTTCTTTTAAAGCTTGCCAAAAACTCATACACTACTCCTTAATAAGTTCCACCAGTGATAGTGCCTATGGTGGCTGTACCGCTAACAGTTAGTGTTGGTATTACCACTGTCCCTGTGAAGGTAGGTGATGCCTTATCTGCCTTACTGTTAACAGCACTCTGCAAAGCATTAAACTCTGTGTCAATGTCAGTACCTACAACAACCTTCAAAGGATTGCCTGTTGCCAAAGCATCCTTAGCTGCAAAGTTCGTAGCCTTAGTGTAATCAGCCATTATATAACCCTTCCTAATAGTGCATAAATGTTCATTTCTTGTATGGAAAATGCTGAATTATCTATCGTAGCCTCTACACCTATTGACACAGCAACACCACTACCTGATGTATTAATGGATGGTTTATTAATAGTTGTAGGGAATGTATATTCAGCATTTGTATTAAACTCAGAGATGTTATAGTTAGCGGGATTAAGGCTTGACACAAATGAAAACGCTTGCTTACTGTATGCTAGTGAGTAATCATAAGCCCAGTTTAGGATGCCGTTATTGCTAGTACCGCCAATGGTAATCAATGACACCTTCTTCAAGAACTTTAAGTTAGAAGGATTATCAAAGGTTAACGGGTGACTAAAGTAGCTCATCAAGTACGGAGTTGTGTTATCTCTATACCCTTGATACTTACCTATACCGCTAGAAGTACCTATGTACATTATACCACCTAGTGTTCTTTCATAACACAAAGGCACTAAACCTGTCCATGTTGTGGCTCTGTAGCTGCCATCCTCTAACGGCCTGCGTGTATCAAAACAATACGTTATTGCAAAGTCTCTAAAGGTAACTAAGTAGAAAGCATTCTCAGGGCTATAATGACATTTAACAGACTGTGTAGTTGCTGCTATTAAATCTTTAATCTCATCTCTAACATTCTTACTAATATCACCAATAGGTACAGACTTCTCTTGAATAGTTCTACCAAGGCTTCTTACACCTGTAGCGTCTAAGAATAAGATGTCAGCACCAGTGTGTTGTACACTGTCTCTAGCAACGCAGCCTATGCCGTTTATAACGTCTGCTATTGCCATTGTCGATGGGTCTTCAGCACCAGCATAGACCAGAATAGACTTCTTCCCAAAGATGATTAGAAAGCCATTGTGAGCTGTCATAGTGACAATCTCATCATAACCATCAGGCCATACTTCAGAGATGTCAATATTACCTGAGCTACCACCTGTCCAGATACTTCCGTTGAGTAGGTCTGACCAATACACTGTATGCTTATCAGCAGCGAAGTCAGCACACCATACTCTACCGTAGGCTGCTATAGCTGTATTAGCTTGTGGTGGTGTTCCTGCTGCTCCTGATACGCTACTCATCTTAGCCAGGACATCTGTAGAGCCAATGTACACTAGAGGTTCGTAGCCACGCTGGAAGAAGTACATCCTGTCATTGAAGTTAACCATCTGCCAGTTGTTAGTAGTGATGGTGTAAGCAGCAGGAGTCTTATCAACTAACGTAGCAGTCCCTTTGAGTATCTTGTTGTTAGCTGCTGTGAAGATTGCAGAGACACCGGCAGAGTCTTTATATTCTTTGATAGACTCTATGCCTATTGAACTACCGAGATTACCGTTGGTAGTTGTTGTCTCTAATGTAAACCCTTGTCTAGCTCCTACTCTACCAAACTTATCAATAACACAGTTGTTAGCAATAGCAGCAAACACAGGAGATAAGCTAATAGGACTATCCTGTGTATTAATGCCA